TTTTCTAATATAGGAAACAAATTTTTCCATATCACGAACTTTAGCCTCTTCAGGATTAACTGCACCTGACTCATCACCAAAAGACACTGGATAGTACTTATTTAGGTTCAAATACGACTTAATTAATTCATCATCACTTATATCATTTTCACCGACAAACGTCCTGTATTTTTTAAGGTTTTTAACTAGTTGATTTTTATCAATCCCATTAAATCCGTTGATAATATAATTATAAACAGCTTGTTTTAAAATATTTGGGTTATGACCTCTTGCAGTAATTATTGAAAAAATTGAACCATTATTAATGGCTTCTTTAAAATCATCGAAAGCTGGTCCAACATTTGCCATCATAGCGTCAACTAAAAAATCTTTATCACCTTCGGTTCGAAAATTTTTAAATGGATTTTTACCAAACCCAACAATAATTTCTCCATTATATTTAAAATTTTTTTTTCCAATTTTCTCCCTATGTTTTGCAAAATCATTAGTATTCATACCAATTTCGTCACCGTCTTCAGTTTTTATTATTATTTCTGTTGGCATGTGGACAATATTGTCATCCCAATCAAACGCGTAATATTTCATGTCTGGAGTTCCTTCTTCTTTAAATCCTTCTCTAAGTTGTCCTTTCATAATTAGATAATACGGGGCAGTTATATACCCCGTTAATTTTGTTAAATATTTTCAAATGAAGCCCCTGTTGGTGTAATTAAGAATTCAATATCTATAAATTCTAACGCCCTTGTAGGTTTTAAATAAATTTTACCTGTTAATGTGTTTCTGTCTAAATCTTCAGGTGAAGATGAAACTGTTACACGGAAATCATATAAACCTCTATCTCTTCTAATTGAATCCAAAATAGGATTAACACTATCCAAGAATTGTTGTCTAACAACTTGGTCGTTTTGTTCAAATAATAATCTTACAGCTACTGCGGAAATTAACTTACGAGCTTGAAGTAACAATCTTCTTACATTCAATCTATTAAGTGCTGAGTCAGCAATTTGTAATGTTTTATTACCCCAAATTACAGTTCCAACATCAGAGAAAGTTGCGATAGGATTTATTCTACCTTGATATAGTACATCTCTGTCGGTTTGTGTAAGTTTTTGTCTAGCCTTAATAGAGTTTACAAGTCCTCTAGTATAACCCGCAGATGCAAACCAAGGGAATGAAATGTTATCGGTTAAAGCTAAGTTTCTACAAACCTCACCTGTCGGAGGTAAATAAATTTGTGTGTTATTAACAGTATCCCTTGTTAAAATCCAAGGGAAATAAGTTGCTGTATAGTTAGAGTCAATTCCTGTATTATTTAAATTGTCAACTGATTCTTGAGGATAAATAACGTCCAAAGAACTTGTTCCGTCTGGAGTATACATTTTATAATCAGGTGTTGTACAAATATAAACCGAATCCGCTCTTGAAAATTGAATCATGTCTATCGCTTCCTCAACAAGGTTTGAGTTATTTACGTAGTCAATGCTTGCACTTGCAAATATATTAATGTTAGTTGATTCTGGATTTGCAAATGATAGAATACCAAGTAAATATGCGTAGTAGTCAGTATTTGCAAAATCTTGAGTATTGTTCTGAACCACAATTCTTTTAAACAATCCATCACCTGTTGCGGTTGGATATCTTGATGAAGGTGCACTACCAGCTAAATAACCCGCAGCTCCTAATTGAAATCTATCTTCGTTAGTTCTCCACTCTCTATAAATGTCCCAACCATCAAACCCACCAGCAAAACATAGTGTGTATTTTCTTGAATATATGAAATAATACGGATTTTCTTGTGTTTCTGGGTCACTTCTAAATTCAGCAGTACCACATTCAAAAGCTGTTTGACCACTTGTCATTGATGTGTTAGCAATTGATACAACAGTTGCTCCTGAGTCCATATGGAAACCTTTACTAGTGTAGTTCCATTTAAATGAGTCAGTTGCCAAAGCCCAATTTGATTGAGGGTTTTGTTTTCCTTTATAAGTTAAAAATGATTCATCAATTCCATACTGTGTTGAGAATCCTAAATATGTTCTTCTTATAACATCTCCAGGAGATTCAACAGTATTTGAGCCACCAATAGGTGTTCCAAATGGTGGGTTAGCAATAACTTCTCCAGGGTAATCATATTTTATTTTATATTTTGGATATGGTGATGGGTAAACCGAAGCGTCTTCATATTCTCTTTGTGTGTAACCACGGAAACCACAAGGTAGTGAGTCAATTGGGTATTCATCCGCCATTTCAACCATAACATATCTTGAAATTAACGCAAATTCGCCATTAGATGAACCTATTTTTTTTCCAACAAAGTTATTTGATGCTGGGTCCATATTACAATTTGTGAATTTTTCAATTACAACTGGATTTGAGTCAGAGTCATAAAAATTTCTAATAAAAACATCAAACGACATATTATTATATGATAAGTTAGCGATTGAAATTTTAACTTCAGTATTTGCATCATTTCCATCGGAAATTGATATAAATTTAAATAAATTATAAACTTGGTTACCTCTTAATTCAGAAACCAAATAAGGTGTTTCAGGTGATTGGTATTGTTCTAAATTCCAAGCAATTGATTGACTTGATTGACTTCTTGCATCAGGTAAAGCAATTAAATCACAACTTAATCCACGGATATAATTTTGACTATAAGCATAATTCAAACTTCCTTGATAAATCTCTTCAACGTAAATAGGAACTTCATACCTTGATTTACCAAAATTATCAACACCTAATACTTTTGTAATATATTTTGACGAAGATGCACTTAATGACGTTTCAAATGAAAATGTTTTATTATCATTTGTTAAACCCGATAATAAAAAAGATGAATAAGGTGATTCTGTAATACCTGAATATTGTCCAGTACAAACTATTTGTAAATTATTTGGAACCCAAGTATTATTATTGTTGTAATCAATACCAACCTCATAAACTGGACCATGGTCATTACTTCCGGCACTATTAACATAATTACAAATACCTCGTGAACGAATAGTACCAACAACCATATTATTGAAGTCGGTGTACGCCATACCTGTAAAATTAACGGAAGCTCCAGAAATAGTAACCGTAAAATTAGAATCCACATTAGAAATTATATTATCAATAACATAATAAAAAGAATAACCCGAATAATTATTTCCTGAAGAAATATTAAAATTAGCATAAAGCCAAGGGTCGTTTGACGACGCAGATAAATTATTTTCTTCTAAAATAGGTACACAATCATATGGAGTTTTTACATTAGGTCTTCCATATGTAAGAGAATAATTGTCATCATAAAGTATTGAGCCATATATAACTGACGTTGTTGCTGAAAGTGATGTTGTATTTACAATCTCGCTTAAATAATTGTTAAAATCGGTTTGTATTGTAGATACTGAACCGTCTTGTAATTTATATTGTTTATTTAGTTCAACTTGATTTGGTAATGTCCCACTTATAAGGTTAAATGTGCCTCCAGATGATGTACCGGTAAACGTTGCAGTAAAAGCCACAGGATTTGATGGTGCAGAAATAGTTGTTGGGTCAACATTAGCAACTAATGAAAGACTCCAAGACGGTCCTGCATCATATCCGGACAATCCTAAAATTCTTGTTACAAATAATTGATTTGATTGTTGTAAATATGATTTGGCAATATATGCCGCCTCATATTTTGGTATCTGAGTACCATAAAATTTAACGGGCTCTGAACCACCAAAATATGATTGGAATTCGTCAAAATTCGTTATGAATACTGGTTCAAATGCTGGACCTTTTAAAGTTTCTCCAACAAGGCCTAAAGTTGTTACCCCCACACTTTGGGCGATAAATGATAAGTCGGTTTCCGATGTGTACACTCCAGGTGATACAAATACTTTTTGATTTGCTTGTGCTGCCATTATTAAATTATTCTGTTACAGATTTATTTTATTGATAAATATTAGAGTTTTTATGAAAAAACTTTACTTTTAGATAAGTATTTATAAAGAGTATGAATAAATACTGCTTTTTTTCTACCTATGAACCCTAAAAAAGAAATAAAAAACATCAAAATATCTCCTGAATCACACGATATTTTAAAAAAATATTGTGATAAACGGGGAATAAAAATTTACAAATTTTTAGAAAATTTAATTATAGAAAAATGTAAAGAAAAGAAAGACATTTATGGGGAAAATTAAATTAATTTATTTTCATATAGTATGTTTGATTCTTTAGTATTGTCATTTTTTGTGACTTCTATAGTTAAAATATCGTTTGTTGTAATCTCAATTTTTTGAAGGTCGCTCCCATAATAATCATTATTAATATATACATCAAAAGTATCAACATTACTTGTTGAAAGTAAATTCATATTTGAGCTAAATTCAATTACATCTGTTAAACTTGTATTACCTGAAACAAATAAAAACGGAGTTTCAAAATTATCAGGGTTTTTAGGATATTTGTTTATTCTTTTTTTTCTTGGTGCTGTGTCCATTTCAATTAATTGAGTCACTCTTTGAATTGCTGGTTTTACTTCAAATTCTTCTTCATCTATTAAATAACCCAACATAGTAAACTCATAATTTTGGACGTAATATTTTCTAGATTCCATACTTAATTGAGATTCGTCGGAAATGTTGGCTAATATTATTGGTATATATTGACCTTTAATGAAGGTATATGCTTGTTTTGATGAAAATGTTTGCATCACAATTTTATTAAGTTGATTTAACTCTCTCATTCTATTACAAATAATTTTTACATTATATGTAATATCTACAGGAACTGGTTGTGGAATTGTATAAATATCCATTCCTTGTTCGTTTCCATTCCAAGTTGGTACCGATGCGTAATAAAATTGTTTTCTGTTTGGTATTGTATATTGAAGTGATGGATTTGTGCCATACTTAACTTCAGGAGTCCTAACAACAGTAATAAATGGGGGGGTTGGATTATAGTCAACATCCACAAATTTCCAAGTTTCTAAATATTGTGACCAATTTTGAGTTGTGATTATAATATCTAATAATGGAACTATTTTACCTGAGGTAACAACTTTAAGTTTGTCTTTAACAAATTCAAGCATACCCTTATCCAAATCCGCATGTAATACTGATTTGGGTAAATAAGTTCCATCATCTTTAATATATTCTAAAAGTTGTTCTCTCCTTTCAGATAAAATTTTTTTTGGTACTAAAGGTAATGTTGGTTTAACTATTGTTCTTGGTAGTGGCATGTTATTATTTAATAATAATTTTATTATAATCCTGTAAATTCATCAGGACTTACATATGTTGCAACAATTGTTCTATAGAATGGTTTATATCCACCGTAAGTGTGTTTACTGTCAGACACAACATATCCGTCATCACTAATGGAATAGTATCTGACTTTAGATTCTGTTTCATAATATCCAAGGTAATCCCCCATAAAAATCTCAACACCTAAGTCATCAAGTTGTTTTTGATAAATTGAGAACTTTAAATTTCCAGGTTCTTGTATTTCAACTTTAGAACTACCGTATAACTTATTAGTTGGTGCCATAACTTGAACTAAACCTTTTAATTCAATAGGGGCCATAAATTGTATCCCATCTTCTAAAACTTCACCGTAAACATCGTCTTTTTTTGTTTTGTACCTATCAATACGATACAACACAACGGTAAAATTCATATCACCCTCAAGCCATTCTTGTCCCATATCAATATCAAGGTCAAAATCTTCATTACCAAAAAATTTACCTAATCTTGTAACTGGAACTAACTTTTCTAATGTCCGTTTCATATATTGATAAATACTTAAAGTTTTATTATATTTTAAATAAGTTTATTAATATTAAATGAGTAACGTTAGTTTAGAATCAAAGGCAATGTCCATTCTTGAGTCATATGAGGGTGGCAATAACTATATCTTGGAATTAAAACGTAAATCACAGGTTAATAGAAAATTTTATCCAACAAGGAGCCAATCAGAATACATTATTAATTTTCACAATAAACAACCAAAAGTCGCAAAAAAATGGGTAATCCTTGACACATACTTTGCTCAGAAATTAGCCGACGACAAATTATATACTGAAATTCCACAAAAAGTTTGGGTTGAGAAGTTATTGGCGGATAAAGAAAAGGCTTACCACATTTGGGGTAGAGTTTTTGAAAATGAAGAACTTCACGATTTTTGGTTACCAAAGGCCGCAATTATCAAAGACAATTCAGTTAAAGATGTGGTAATTGATTACTCGAAGTATTCACATCGTCCACCACTTGAACACCAAAAAGAAGCAATACAAAAATTGGTTGAGAATAAAAAGTTTATCCTTGCCGACGATATGGGTCTTGGTAAAACAACCTCAACAATTATTGCTGCGTTAGAATCAAACTCAAAAAAAGTATTAATCATTTGTCCTGCAACATTAAAAATTAACTGGAAACGTGAGATTGAAAATTACTCAGACAAATCAATCTACATTGCAGAAAGTAAAAATTTCAGTACCGAAGCTGATTTTGTAATCATAAACTACGACATAATTAAAAATTTCCATGACCCTAAAAAGAAAAACGAATCTCAAGTCCTTGCGTCCAACTTTGATTTAGTTATTATCGATGAAGCCCATTATATTAAGAATGGTACGGCGCAGAGGACGAAACTAATCAATGATATTGTCAAAAATACCGAAAGACTTTGGTTGTTAACGGGTACACCAATGACATCACGGCCAATCGATTATTTTAATTTATTAAGTATAATTGATTCTCCTGTTGCAAAGAATTGGATGGCATACGCTATCCGTTATTGTTCTGGATACCAATTTAATGTTGGGGGAAGAAAGATTTGGAATGTAACAGGGGCGTCAAACTTGGAAGAGTTAAGAGACCGAACCTTAGGTTTAACATTAAGAAGATTAAAAGAAAATGTTCTTGATTTACCCGATAAGATTATCACACCTGTTTACCTAAGATTAAAATCAAAATTATATGAAAATGTTATGGGAGAATACTATGATTGGTATGACAAGAACCCTGACGAATCCAAATCATTAACCGTTCAATTTTCAAAGTTAACAAAAATTAGACAAATTATTGCCGATGAAAAAATTGAACAAACTATTGAACTAGCGGAAAATATTCTTGAACAAGATAAGAAAGTAATCATTTTCTGTAATTTCACCGATTCGTTAAATAAAATTGCAGAACATTTTGGTAAAGCCGCGGTTAAACTTGATGGTTCTATGTCAAAACCCAACAGACAAAACTCCGTTGACCAATTCCAAGATAACCCCAAGATTAAAGTCTTTGTAGGTAATATTAAAGCTGCTGGTGTCGGTATAACATTAACTGCTGCTGAAGCTGTTATTATGAATGACTTATCATTCCTTCCATCAGACCACGCCCAAGCTGAAGACCGAGCTTATCGTTACGGTCAAAAAAATAACGTTTTGGTTTATTATCCAATATTCGAAAATACAATCGAAGGTATCATCTACGATATCCTAAACAACAAAAAACAAGTCATTGCAACTGTAATGGGAGACAACCAACATCCAGCAGATGCTGCAGAAGAAATCCTACAAAGAATTAATGAATTGAGATATTAACAAAGAACGGATTATTTATATATAACGGATAATCCAATACTATGAAAAAAACACAAGAGAAAATCCAACAACTAGAATTACAGATACTTGAAAATCACGTAACCAAAGAAAAAGAGTTGTTGATTACAGAAATGAAAAAAATCGGAATAGAGAAACTACCTTATTCCTACTCAGCCCTTAAACAATTTATTGACCCCGAAACCATGAGTTTCCATTACAATAAACATTACAAAGGGTATGTCGATAAACTAAACGACGCATTATCAAAGAAAAAATACGGAGATTTAGATTTAGAAAAAATAATCAAAACTATTAATCGTTTTGATAAAACAATTCGAAATAACGCAGGTGGAGCATTTAACCACGCTTTGTTTTGGAATATGTTAACTCCCGAACCAAAAAAACTAACTGGTGAACTTTATACAAAAATCACCAAACAGTGGGGAACATTTACAAACTTTAAAAAAGAATTTGAAAAACAATCCAAAGACCGTTTTGGTTCAGGTTGGTCGTGGTTAATTCTAACCTCTAATAACACTTTAAAGATTATGTCAACTCCAAACCAAGATAATCCATTAATGAATGTGATTGAAGGTGGTGGGTTTCCATTGTTGGGGTTAGATTTATGGGAACACGCTTATTATTTGAAGTACCGAAATAAAAGAGACGAATACATAACAAACTTTTGGAAAGTTGTTAATTGGGAATTTGTAACTAAAATGTACGAAATGAGAGTTGAAACCAAAATAACAGAATCTACCAAAATGAAACAAATATTAAGTGAAGGTAAATCTGAAATGTGTTCAAAATCTGATAACGAATTTTACAGAATGTTATTCAACGTAAATCAAGATATTAAATGGACTTACATGAATGGTATCAATAGAATCCTCAAAGAAGTTTTTAATGAAAATTATATTGAAATTCCTCCAAATAATCAATTACCGGGTATTTATGATATTGAGGGACCTGGTAGGTCAGTAATTAATAAACTCAACACAAATTACACAGCATTTTGTATTTTATTAAAAGATTTAAATCAAGTTATTACAACTATACCAAATAAAAAACCAATCGTTTTTACCGATAAAACTCCCGCAGAACAGAAAAAAGAAGTTGAGAGATTTGTAAATGCGTTAGGACATTTTAAATATAGAATATTTGATAAACAAAGTTCAACATTTATTAATTTATTAAGAACCTTAACAGAAAAAAATAATGCAGGTGATAAAAGAGAACAAATTACGTTATCAATCCTTAAAAGATTTTTTGGTCAAAATGCAAAAGTTGAGTTGGTTGGTGAGTTAGGAAATAAAAAAGATGCAATTCAAGGTGTTGATTTAGAAATATTTAAAGATGGTAAGTTACACACCGCACAAGTTAAACCATTTAGAGAAATGAAAAAAACTGAAAGTGGAATTGAATTGGAGGGTACCGCAAGTGTTAAATTATATAAAACGGATTGGATGGTTTTTCAACGAGGAAAGAATGTTTTAGTGTTTGATAAAAAACCAAAAATTGTTGGTGGTAATTTTGTTTTTCCACTTGATTCACTTTTATATAGTATATAATAAACTAAACGATATTTATTAGATATGTCAGTTATACCAGAACCAGAAAGGTCAAAAATTTATACGAGAATAAAACATCTATTGGGTGCACCATTAAGAAGTGTTGAAGTCACTGATGAAATGATGGATTCGTTAATGGAATTATCCATTCAAGATTACGAACAGTATATCTTAAATTGGCTAATTGATAGTCAATGGGTTAACTTGGTTAATCTTAATATGAGTGAAAAATCTGTTGCTCAAGCGTTAATCACAAGAACAATGGATTTTGAAAAACAATTCTCATATTCATACTCAAAAATTGTGGGTCTTCAAGCTGAAGGTCCTTGGGTATTAAAAAAAGATTATATTGTTCTTGAAAAAAACAAACAAAACTACGAAATCCCTGCAGGTCGTGAAATAAATGAAGTACTATGGTTTAGTAATCGACCTATTACTGCATTTGGTATGGGAGGTATTGGTGCTGGAGCAGGTCTTGGTGCAAATGAATCTGGTTTTGCCCAAGTGGGTAATCAGGGTTCTTATTATATGATGTCAGGGTTTGATTACTTGATAAGAATGCAAGAAGCGAATATTATAAAAAGAATCCTTGGTGGTTCTTTAACTTATAGAATTACTGCATTACCTGATGGTAAAAAAGATTTACAGTTATACAATGCACCTGGTAGTCGATTTAATTGGAGTAATTATAGTCAATACGTTGGTAATGCTGTTTGGTATTGGTACTACGATGTAACACCTGATAGTAGAGCTGATTGTTTAAAAAATAATCCTGACGTAATTAAAATGCCAAACGAAGTTCCTTTAGAAGAAATGAATTGGGTTGACTTAAATGTTCCCGCACAACAATGGGTAAGAAGATGGTTCACCGCATATGTTAAAGAAACGTTAGGTCGAGTTAGAGGAAAATACAGTGGAAATTTAAAGGCTCCTGATTCAGAATTAACAATGGACTACACAAGTTTATTAACTGAAGGTAAAGACGAAAAGACAAAGTTGATTGAAGAATTGACAGGGGCTGAAGGTTGGTTAACAAGATTACGTCCTGAAAAAGTAATGGAAAAAGAAGCGTTACTCGCTGAAAATCTAAATAAACAAATGAAATTCAGAGCAATGCCTCGTCAAATATATGTAATTTAAATTATGGCAATTATTAAAACAATACCATCAACAAGATTAATTAATGGTGAAGTTATTGAAACTTCTGAAATTTCAATAGTATCTGAAAAAGAATATAGAACAAATGGTGAAGAGTGTGTTATCGTTAGAAATGTACAAGAGTCAACAATCATATTAGATTCAAAAACAACAGACCATGTAGTTATAAAATCTATGACTTATTTAAAAATTAAACCAGATATTGGTAAAATTGATGAAGAGTATGATGAAGTAATTGCTGATAGATACTCATGTATTGAATTTAGATTTTGTGTTGGTAACTGGTATATCTTGTCGTCAGACGGTCTCAAGAATTCCTAATTTTTCTTTCCAATCCTCTTCAGCAAAATCATAGATATAATCACAACTTAAACCTCTTCTTTCCCAATAATTTAATTCTTGTTCTGTTATATCAAGTACGTCTTCTTGTAATCTATCTTGGTCACCATTACCTAATGGATGTCCATTGATAAGTTCACATTGTGATTTTGTAAAAATACCCCTATTTTCAGGGTCATTAACAATTAAGTTATTTCTAACCTCGTCTTGAAATACAACCATCAATGGTTCCATTCTTTTGTTAAATGTAGTAATTGCTCTTGGTATATTATAATCACCTGTTAAATTAGGGTCATTTTCCAAAATGTCTTTGTGTAACATATAACAATTGATTTGAACTCCGTCTCCTTTTTTCTGAACATCACCATGTGAAGCTCTTAATCCGTTATTCACATACATAATAACATCACCAAGATTTACCGCAAGATTTTCTTGTATTGCAAGTTCCATGTGAGCCATTCGGCTCATACTATTACCCGATTTAGTTTTAGTTGTTAATCTTTTCTTATAGTCATCTACAGATAGTTTAACTTTTGCTCGTTGAGCAATCTTACTTAACGGTATTTGTTTGTCGAAAATCTTTTGTAGGTATTCATAATAATATTCGACAAATGCTTGACCATTACCTTCCAATAACATCTTTATCCCTTTATCTAAAAACTCCTCAATATATAATGGAAGTTTCTTTGACTTGATACTGTTACCTGTCAATTTGATTTTACCTTTGTCATCCATAACCGCATAGTTCTTACGAGCCAAGTTAATACATGAAGGCCAAACCCCATCCGTATCAAGTGCCATTTCGCCTCTCATGAAAATATCATTATACTCGGCAACATCAGCCTCAGGACCATAATATTCTTTACCCAACTTAACTTTCCAATTTAATCCACGACCAACATAAACCCTGTCTTTTGAATCATCAGGAGTTGAAAAGTTTACACCGTCAGTATCCATTACCAAAGGAACATAACCTTTAGTCATAAAGAACTTAATCATCTGACGAAGGTATTGTCTACCTGTACAAGTAATCTGTTCTCCCATGTACATATCTCCCCAAGCAAACACTTGTGGCGCTGACAACGCCCCAAACATCGAGTTAATGAAAATCTTAATTGGTAATTGTTTATTACCATATGATTCTGACTTATTACGGTCGGTTTCATAGTATTTTTCGGCAAGTTGTTTGTATTTGATACGAGTGTCACGGAAGTATTTTAACATTCCTTTCATTGCCCCCGTTACATCACACTTAGGGAATACATCGTGTACTAACTGAATAGATGGATATAACGAAGAAAAATCTAGTTTAAGTACATTCTTACTATACCCAACCTTAAGTAGTCGTGAGAGACCTCCTACGAAGTCTGTTTTACCTTGTTTGGCGGGGATTGCAAGTCCATGTTTATAAGACCAAGCTAACATTAACATTTTCCATAGAGTTGCGGTACCCATTGTAGATACTCTCTCGTATGTTGTTGGAATCATCGCTGCAAGTAGGAACGACCCCTGATTAAACTCTTGGTCAACCTTTAAGGTTTCATCTAAGTCATCATCAAGATACATCTCTACAATCTTATCACCTGTAATCTTTTTGTATACGTTAGGAAACTTTGTGTCTAAATCATTATATGCAGGATTGTTGGACTTTTTGTAATTACCATTCTGTGTGTTTAACCAATATTCCTCTTTGTTAAGGAACATCTTACCGATATTATCGTGGTCAATATACACACGACTCGGTGACTCAGCATTGATATATTTGGTAATGTATTTTAATCCAGCGGCTTTAATACTAGAATTGATTGCCTGAGCTCTACGAACTGCGTGGATAATATCAATGACATTATAACCCCAAATTGAAGTTTGAGTAAATATTTCCACATCATTTGCAAGTTTTAACATTCCGTCTTTTCTTGTGAATGAATGTTTGGGGTGCAATGATTTACAAATCTTTTTTGGGTCAAGACCCAAGATTTTACAACGTTCAAAAATCCAATGCCAGTCAAAGTTTGCAGAATTATATCCACCAATAATACTTGGTTTTAACTCGTCGATAATATTAAAGAATTCGATGATTGCTCCTCGCTCTTCAGATTCATCAATACATTCAATAACTTTGTGGTATCCTTTATTTGTTTTAATTCCAATCATAAAAATACGACCGTGTTGTGGTTCAAGAGAGGTTGTCTCTAAGTCATATACAAGTCGGGTGACTTCATTATAATTTTCAAAACCTTTAAATAATCGTTTTTCTTTTGAAATAAGATATTGTTCTACAGGTGGTAAAACAATAATTTTATCCTTTGTCTTTTCTCCCCACGGGTCACACCCACCTTCTCTAAAGAATTGGATTAGTTCACGATAACCTTTAAGAGATTTAACCATAAAAGTCATACCTTTTTCTAATCGTTCATCACCATGAGTTTCTAATTTATCAATCATAATACCATGTTTGGTCATGGCAACTTTTTGGGCGGATTTAGAACCACCGTAAAAGTTAATATTTCGTAAATCACCAACCCAAGCAAATGGGGTAAATGTGTCTTTACGTATTTCTTTTCCTTTGCCAGGAATTTCTTTTATTTTGTAAATGGAGTTGGATGCGTAGTCAAATTCAATTGCCACAATAAATTCTTCAGGGTCGTTGCCGTGCAAGAAAGATTCAATTTCTTCGTTAGATATCATAATACTTATTTCTTTGGTTCATTAGCTTTCACACCGTCGTGAAATTTACCTTCGTAAATAAATATAAATAAAAAATTGGATTAATCAAATTAACAACAAGCAGTTTCCGAAATAAAACTTGGTTGAATATTAATATATAATTCCTCTCTGATTGGAAGAATTAAATTTCCCTCGTCATTCTTAATTAAGAACTGACCAACATACCTACCTGGTGTGTTTGTGTCTCTTGAAGTGAATTTGTAATAGATATAATATTCAGGTGTCGCACCTAAAGGTAAGATAAGTGAAACAATTTCACAAGGGGCAGACACAATTTTAGGGATTTCGGTCTCAACATCAATCATTGTAAAAAAAATAGTAGAAACTTCCAAGTCCTGCATCAGTTCCAAGTAACCCGCTCTACCATCTTTTACTACTTGCATTTTTAATACAGGTAACGTCGAGTTTTGTTTAATAAAGAATTCCATAACAATAAATATATTGTTATGACTCTTTTCTTAAACTTCTTTCATAATGTTCAAATCTATCATGTTCTGTTGGTGTCATAAGTAATAATCCAGGATACAACTCACCTTTCTTAACCAACTGATACATATGGCTCATCCAAGTTTGTTCAAATGGATGTCCCCATGTTACATCTAAGAACATTTTTTGATTTCCTGTTCTTGTAACAATTTGAGGCCAATTACAATAATAAACATCACCTGTTACATAAGGAACTCCTTGAAATGAATTAACTGAATCATATACCGTTCTTGGAGCATTTGGGTCTAATCCTTGAACAGGTAATCTGTCTTTACCTGGCCAATACTTTTGTCTAACATCTTGAGGTACGTTATACCATGACCATTGAGTGCCATTGTCTCCAAAGAATTCACTATAATTGAGTTTTAAAAAGTCAAAGTTTTCTTTTTTAACAATTTGTAATGTTTTTGAATATAAATTTGGAACATATCGGTTAAAACCATTTCTACATACATCTCCCTCTTTTGGATAAAAGAACATATCATCTTCAAAAAACAAATAAAAATCTAAATCTGTTTCATTTTGAAAATGTTCGGCAATCCATTGACGACCACCACAAATCCCTAAATTATCTTTCTTAATGTGTTCAAACCCATTTTCTTCACACAATTTAGCATAGTCATCAAATGTTGAAGTATCACTTGAATTATCTAACAAAAACTTTTTAGTTTTTAATAAATAATCTTTATCGTAAGCATTCATGGATTCAATTAAAGTTGAAAATTGTTTTGGGCTATTAAATGTAATCACATATAAACCAACTTTATTAACATCTAATGTGTTTGTTTCTTTATGAATATTTTCAGATTTAGGTTTCAATTCATTATTCTTTAAATCTTCAAAAAACTTACCAACCAAACCATTAGATTCAATTTCAAAATAATTAACCATATCTGAGTGTTTATAACACATAATACTGAAGATTGATTCTTCGGTACCCATATAACCTTCATCTAAAGTTGTTTGTAACAAATTATAATATATTCCATTAATATCACTAATGGTATGCTTTGGGCCACCAAAAAATCCACCTCTCGCGACTTTATTAACTTTTGAACCCGCAATAGAATTTAACTTATTATATTCAAAACCATGAATTTCAGTTTCAGCGTCATATTGAAAACAAATAAATGAAAATTTTGAAATGTATTTTGACAAGTTATTTAAAACTTTATCATGAGTAAAATAACCTTGATGAACGGTATTTGTTAAACCACCATCAATCCAAAACATATATTCAGAGTCAAATCTGTCCATAATCTTAGCATCGTGTAATAAGAATACCTTGGACATAACTAATGGATTATAATTTTCTAATCTACATTGTGTTGATTCTTTTAACCAACCAGATAAATTTTGCCAATTTTCATCAGTTCTAATTTTCTGAACTTTGTTAAAAAATTCAGATTCTCTAAACCAAGACATTGGTCTAAGAATAAATTGTGTATTGTCATGACTTCTTCTTTCGAAAACAAATTTTTGAAGTTCTTCGTCCCCAAAAATAATCATGTTCTCATCACACTTTAAAAGTTGTTCAAACTTATCTAAATAATGTTGGTAGGGTCTTGACCAACCTTCGGTTAATTCTTCTCGACCGATATCCCATATTCCTGTTACTAACGTTATATTACTCATATATTCTATTGAATTCTTCTAAAATTTTATAAAAACTTTTGTTTAATGTAAACATTTCATCTGTTACCCCTGTAGGTGCATTATCCCTACACCACCAAATATCAAAATGTTTTCTTTCAAATAATTCTTTATGGTTTACATACATTAATGACATTACCTCTTCTTCATGTGGTAATCCTTTATCTTCCTCAATAATATTTTTAGTGTATCCTTCAAATATATTAACTATCTCATCCCACTTATCTCTATGACCACCAAACATTCCACCAATAATATGAATACTTCTATCGTATTCAGTATACCATTTTCTTTTTACAGTTCCAGACCAATAATTTCGGTCATTTTCTTTACCCAAAAGTAAAAATTTATCACCAGTATCCTCAATAACATTTTTAATAAAATCATTATTAAACAGGTTACTTTCATAATATCTACCTTGCGGGTGAGTACTTGTTAGATATTTCAAAGGTATTAAACCACAATGAGAAAGACCAGCGTCAATCCAATAATAATAATCGTAAGATTTATCTTCATTTGACCACCAATGAAATTTTGAATATTGTATTTCAATACATCTATCCGATTTCTTAGTTCCTTCAATATTTTTATATTGGTTAATTAAATCTTTGAATTTTGTGTTTGCAATGTCAAAAACTTGAAATTGTAATTTTTCGGGAGACACTCCGTTTTCGTCGTAAAAAAATGATTCTAAGGATTTAATTTCTCTGTCTGAAGTGTAACATAAAAAATCGGCGTCTGTTATTTTTAATAACGACAATAGACTAAATCTGTAATGACCTCCTCTACCAACTCGACCACCAAACTCTGTACCATGTAAATCACTATAAATTGATGTGATAATTTTAACCGACATAATAAACTTCTTTATATTCTTTGTTATTTTTTATTTCTTGATTTTTATATTGGTCCATAAATTCATTTGGAATTTTTATAGGACTAAATAAATTCCAATTATATGTTTGTAAATAAAAGTTATTATAAACACCGTCAGAAATATTGGATAAATCATTACCTTGTGGTGCAACAGGTAAAATTGGACAATAACTTTGATGTTTTGTTATTATATACTTAAAGATATAATCATCAATTGCATAGAAATATTCACCACTTTGAAATGCCGTATCTTTAATGTTAAACAATTCATCATAAATTGATTCGTCAAATATAATCATATTACAAGCGTAAATGTCTCGTAAATGTTCTTCTTTCTCAGGTAAATTAGTCATATCTAATAACATTTCATTATCCTGACTTCTATTAATAAATCTATTTAAAGTTGGTGATAAATTAAAAACCCCAAACGTTAATCCATCACATTTATTTTCTAATTTTTCTAAGAAATTTTTAGCGTATGGCATGAAGGAACAATCATCTTCAATTACCATTACACGAGGATATTTTTGTTCTTTTGCAATTTTAATTATTTCCAAAATAGAACGAGTAATACCCATATAAGAATTAGTATCTATCGCTTTGAATATTTCATAATCCCAACCAATATATTCCATCTCTTTTTTGATATGTTCCAATCGGTCAGGTCGTCTTTCTAAATTAACAACAAATTTAGGTATTTCATTAAATTTCATTAACTAACTTGGTTATTGGTTAATCTACCTGTGATTCTATCACACCATCCTTTTGATTCTGAGTGAGGCCAAACAACCCAATGAGAAGGCATTTCATCAGTTTGGAACTCTCTCCATACTTTACAGTATTTGTCAGGGTCTATCATAAAACCTGCAATTTCGTTTTTGTCGGCATCTTTTCTAAATAAAGTCTCATCTTTATCATTATGGAATGCAACAACCCAAAAATCATAATCAGTTTCAGTAACTTGTGAATATCCGATATCAATACAATGTTTGAACATCATACAGAAACTATCTTTCCATTCTTGTTCTGTTTCAAAATTATATGGATTTGGTGGATAATTTTTATCTAAGGTATGTTTGTCAATCGCTCTCTTTGAAAACAAAATACCAGCATATTTTTCATATTCCGTTAAAGTCCTAACAGGACCAAAACCATAAGGACCATCATGACCTTCTTGTTTTTCACCGTCCATACCAAATAACTTTCTATTTGTTAAGTGAGAGTGACTATTCTTTTGTCCCCAAGTTTTGTCATCATCCCATTGTTTTGTTCTACCCTTACGAGTATATTCGTGATAAACAACAGGAATATGAGTGTGAAATAAATCATAACCCCAAGTGTAAGCTCTTGCGGCAATTGAAATTTCTTCACCGTGAAAATAATATTCAGGGTTATGTTGGACTTCCGTTGAGAATTGTCCTAATGTAAAACAAAAGTGAGCCGAATAGAATCTTGAGGTCACAGGTTTCTTCATTTCTTTCCATCCTGGAATTGTTTCAGGTAAGAAAAACACTGCTCCTTCAGGAATAAATCGGTCAAAAACCATTCTCCAAGCTTCTTGAGCTCTTCCTGCTGGTTCATTTTCGGGGTCAAAAGAAGGAACATAACCCGTAAGTAGAGGTTTTTTGTATCCGTCCTTCTGTAACCCCTTTATCATTTTGATAAGGATATCATCCCAATCCTTTACAAATCTCATGTGAGAGTCAATTTGTAGGGTGTAAGTTTCACCTTTATAAAGTTGTTGAACTTGGTGTCTCGCCCAACATACACCTTTGGCGTCTTGATAAGGAATATCTAAGATTCTAAATCTTTTGTCGTCTTTGTATTCATCTAAATTATCAAAACCATCCTCATCACTATATTGTCTTGCAATACCTATGACAAGGTTATTTGGTTTTTTGGCGTTTGCCAACATGTCTTTAATTGTTGGAATTAACTGAGGGTCTCTATAAGAGGCGATTTGAACGAAAATTTTCATATAATATTATTTTATACCTAAAAATAAAAAACCCTTCAAAAAACTGAAGGGTTTTATCTATAATAATTTATATTATATTTTAAATAAATTGTTAATAAGACCTAATCGCTCTAACGTTCATAAGTTGACCCTTACCAGTAGTCTCTATTAATGGAAGATGTTCTGGAGTAATACCCATATTAAAGAAGATATAATTTATTTCGTCAGCTCCAATTTGAGTAGAACTTAAATATTCTCCTTCTGTAAATCCTCCAAAAGCATTTCTAAAATCCCATACTTTATTTAACTCATCTATACTTGGTAGATACCAATCATTATATCCATTTAGTGATAAATCTGAACACAATCTAGCCGCAATTCCCGCATTAGCACATCCATTTACTATATCTATGGTGTTTTGATTACCTGTCCCAATTGTAGTTCCACTAGCTCCTGTTAATAGAGTACCCGGACAACCCCATGATGCAGAACTTGAAACATTTGTTGTTGTAGCAACTAAACCGTGTTGAACATTTGCGTCATATCCTGAATCTCCAGGTTGTAATATGTAAGCGATATAACCACCTAAAGCATTGTCACCTATGGTATAATTACATCCATTAGGGTCTGATGTGGTAACTTGTCCAAGACCGCCAGTAATGTTATACCAAGCAATTCCGTTAGAATAATAACCATTTGATGCTGGTGTTGTTAATGCGGTATCATCATATAAAATTTCTCCTACGTTTGGACCAGGTCCTGCAGCAACACTACCATAAACATAAACTGGTGTTCCTGGGTCATATGCTGTACATGCGTCAATTGCCGCAAATCCATCATATCCTAAATTATATGTATAATACGCCAATGTTGCTGTTGGTGTTGAAGTTATGGTTGGTGTATTTGTTGGTGTTTTAGTTACGGTAGGAGTATTTGTTGGTGTTGAAGTTTGAGTTACGGTTGGTGTATTAGTTGGGATTAATGAACAAGATGAGAATCCTCCGGTTTCCACTCCTGTTGAAAGTAATTGAACTACTTGTCCTGAATTTGTATAGTATCCTGACATGTCAGTTGTAACTGGTCCTAATGATGAATCGTAAAATAATACATTTTCATCAAAAATTACCTCATCACCATATATTGTTATTGTATTAATACCATTACATGAATTATAAGCTGTTGTACCTGTTGAAACTACAAAAGGAAATCTAGTTTTTGTTGGAGTAATCGTTGGTGTTGTAGTTACGGTTGGTGTTGCAGTTTTAGTTGGTGTTACAGTTGGTGTTGCAGTTTTAGTTGGTGTTACAGTATTAGTTGGTGTATTAGTTGGTGTTACAGTATTAGTTGGTGTATTTGTTGGTGTTACAGTATTGGTTGGTGTTACTGTTGCCGTTAATGTTGGTGTTGATGTTGGAATTGATAAACATCCGTTAGGGTCTGATGTAGTAACTTGTCCAAGACCACCAGTAACGTTATACCAAGCAAGTCCATTTTTAGAATAAAAACCATCCGGAATTGGAGTTGTTAATGATGTATTAGAATATAAAATTTCTCCTACGTTTGGACCAGGTCCTGCAGCAACACTACCATAAACTAAAGATGGAACTGCGAAACATGCATCATATATTGATGTACCACTTCCTAAATTATATGTATAATATGCAAATGTTGCCGTTGGTGTTGTAGTTACGGTTGGTGTGTTAGTTGGTGTTACAGTATTTGTTGGTGTAGGAGTATTTGTAATTATCATCGAACAAAGTGAGAATCCTCCGGTTTCATATCCTGTTGAAAGTAATTGAACAACTTGACCTGAATTTGTATAGTATCCTGACATGTTAGTTGTGATTGGACCAAATAACGAATCATAAAATAATACATTTTGGTCAAAAATTACCTCATCACCATATATTGTTATTGTTGGTGTGTTAATACCATTACATGAATCATAAGCTGTTGTACCTGTTGAAACTACAAAACTAAATCTATTTTTTGTTGGAGTAACAGTTGGTGTTTGAGTATTTGTTGGTGTATTTGTTGGTGTATTTGTTGGTGTAACAGTATTTGTTGGTGTTACAGTATTTGTCGGTGTTGAGGTGTTAGTCGGCGTTTGAGTTGAGGTGTTAGTCGGCGTTTGAGTTGAGGTGTTAGTCGGCGTTTGAGTAGAAGTATTTGTTGGTGTTGGAGTTTGAGTGGAAGTATTTGTTGGAGTTGGAGTTTGAGTAGAAGTATTTGTTGGTGTTGGAGTATTTGTAGGCGTTTGTGTTGGTGTTGAAGTTGGGGTTGGAGTTGGGAAAAGAGGTGGAAAAACACCATTATTAATTAAAACAATACTAGAATAAAATAAAGGTGCGGTTGAGTAAGTATTATCAATTAACCAAATTGTTTTAGTTTCATTTTGTGTCAATTCCGTTTGGTACTCCCACATAGAATCGTCGCATCGTCTATAGTTAAAATTTACTATAGTTGAGCCAGTATTTGTTAAGGTATATTTGCTACAAGCCATTTTAGATATTTTATTATAAATACTACGTTATTTTATATTATTATAAATATTTTTTTATTCTTTAATAATTTTTAATACTTAATAAAATTTTTATAGTACAATTTATTTATTTGTCGGAGTATTACTCAACTTGGAATAGTAAGTTCCTAATGTTTCCCCACTACCCCATGTATAATAGTATGTTCCTATTGTTACTCGTAAACTTGATAATCTTTTTTATTTTAATAAATAGTTTAAAGTTTTAATTTGTGGTCTCTATCACTCAAAGATTAATTACAATTACCGGTTTCTGTTATCCAAGAGAATAAGCACTATTTGAAGTTGGTTCAGATGTTGAGCCTACTTCGTTTGTTGCTGTTACAGTACATTTTACTTCTTGTCCAATGTCTCCTGGTTCTAGTACATAAGTAGATAACACTGCATCTACTATTGCGAAAAGTCCTCTAGACCATTGATAAGTAAATGATGTTGGAGAATTATCCCATGTTCCGTTTGAAGTTGTAATTGTGGTTCCGACAAAAGGATTTGGCATATTAGTCCCCGTAATTAAAGGAGGTGTCGTATTAACAGGCGGCACAGTTGGTATATTTGTCGGAGTTGGAGTTGGAGTTTCATTTGGCGTTGGAGTATTTGTTGGTGTTACCGATGGTGTTCCTGTTGGAGTTTTTGTTACCGTAGGTGTGTTAGTAGGTGTTGCAGTATTTGTTGGTGTTACAGTATTTGTCGGTGTTATAGTATTTGTTGGTGTTACAGTATTTGTTGGTGTTGGTGTTGGTGTAACAGTATTTGTTGGTGTTGGGCCTGGAACATTTAAAGAATATGTATAACCATATGTTGGAACATAACAATCGTACATACCATAATAATAACTTGAAATATAATTAAATGGAAAAACTTTAGACCCTAAATCAATAGTCCCACCTGTATCTGGTAAATACGTAACATTTGTGGTTTGACCACTCAAATTATCACTTAAAATTCTTACACCTATTGCCATGTTAATAAATACTTATTCTTTTTGTTTTAGACATATTAATTAGTTTTTATCAACACAATCCAGCATTAAGAATTAATGTTCCGCTCATTTGTATAAATCTATTACCATTTGAAATTGTGAAATTTGCGTTCACAGGTGGAATGGTTAATAATGAATTACCGAAGGCATTATCTCCTGGCACCAAAAGTTCAAACGGTTTTGTTGTATAAATTGTTACATTTGATGGTGTACCGACATGAGTTGATTCACAAACATTTTGATAATAACCTCCCGTCCATAAATTATATTGGTAAATAACTAATGGGGTTTGAGTTGGTGTTGGCGTTTGAGTTGGAGTGACGGATGTTTGGGTTGGTGTTGGAGTGACGGATGTTTGGGTTGGTGTTGGTGTTACAGTTGGCGTAGGGGTTGTGGAAGGACATAATCCCATATTAACAACATCTAAAGGTGCCGCATAATCCTCAACATATAAATCTTTTGCACAGACATAACTTGTTTGTAATGGTTCTACAGGATTAACACTAATAATATCAGTACAACCCGTCCATCTATAATATCCTGTTTGGACATTATTATAATTTGTTATTCTATAGTAATTACAATCTGTGGTGTACATTTTTATAGTGCGTATTTAGATTTATCCGCATTGAAGTTTTGTAGGACTTGAAATACTGTTAATGATGTGTTGTACATTCTTATAATTTCGACAGTTCCCTTGAATGGAACTTGAAGTTTTAAAACAGGTAAACTTAAATTCTGACCAATTGTAATTTCCATTTCAACTATAAATACACAAAATTATCATATTGGAAACTAATGCGAATAATTAATTCTTTTATGTTGGTATTCTAGTTCTTGTCGGAGTATGTGTTGGTGTTTGCATATTATTCAGGTATTGTGTTGAACTTTGTTAGTAACTCTTTAAGCCAGTCCTCTTCACTTAATGTAGTGTAGAGATAAGGCTGTCCTGAGTCCATAACTTGTTCTGGTGTCACTACTCCATATCCAAAGACATTAGTATTAGTGTAAGATATAAAGTAAGTAGTTTCTGTAGGGTATTTTATTTTGCTCATTATACTTGTCCTCCGTCTGTTATTGTCCATAATTTTGTTCCTGTTAAATAATTTCTTCCTGCAACTCCTGCTGCTGAATATTTTGCGGTTCCAAATGATATATTTATACTTGTTTGAACTGTCACCCATCCATTATAGATAGCATCTAAATTTGTAGTAGAGAATGTTGCAGGTGTTTTGTTTGACATAAAACCTGTGAAAAGTGTAACATTTGCTACATTCCACGCACCTATGTTTTGATTAAATGCGGTAGCACTTTGAAACATAAAACTCATATTTGTAACTGATATCGTATTGAATGATAATGGTTGATTAAACGCTCTTGCACTAGTAAACATATTTCTCATATTTGTAACTGATATTGTATTCAAATTCAATGCACTATTAAAGTTTGTTGTTTGTGTAAACATACCTTGCATAGTAGTAACTGCTGAAGTGTTAAAAGATAATGCTTGATTAAAACTTTGGCAAGAAGAAAACATATCCTTCATATTAGTAATTAATGAAGTGTTCCAAGAATTTATATTATTAATTGTAGTTAAAGAAGAACATGAACTAAACAAACCTTCTAAAGTAGTTATTCCTGTCAAATTTAAAGTGCCTTGAACTGAAGATAAATTTAAGTTATTACAAGCGGCAAAATAAGAACCTATATTACTACCTAATTGAAGTTGTCCCCAATGTACTACGGAAGTAATGTTAGTTGAACCTCCATAAGAACCAAAATTCCACCCTATACAGTCTCCATCTATTACTATTGTATATGTCCCCTCAATTGCGTAGGTATGAGTTCTATTTGCATAACTATTAATACTTGTCGCACCGCCATCTCCCCAATCAATAAACCCCGAATAAGTACCAGCAATATCGTAAGGTAAAGTAATTGTTTCACTTGCACTTGTTGTTGTCCAAGTTGATGTAAATAGATTTGGTGTTGATGTTGGAGTTTGGGTTAATGTTGGAGTTGGAGTGTTTGTTGGAGTTTCAGTTGGAGTATTTGTTGGTGTTAAAGTATTGGTAGGAGTTACGGTAGAAGTTTGTGTTGGTGTCGCAGTGTTAGTTGTCGTTACCGTAGGGGTAATTGTATTAGTTGGCGTTGCGGTGTTACTTGGAGTATTTGTTGGTGTTGAAGTTGGTGTAACAGTTGGAGTATTAGTTGGTGTTACAGTATTGGTTGGTGTTACTGTTGCCGTTAATGTTGGTGTGTTGGTAGGAGTCCCTGTGGGTGTGTTTGTTGGTGTCTCAGATGGAGTTTGAGTTACAGTTGGTGTAGGTGTTGGTTCAATTATTTCATAATACAAATCATTTGCAGGTATACTCAAATAATATAAATCATTATTAGGAATTAAAATATAAGTTAAATCATTTCCTGGAATTGTTATTCTACAATTTAAACAATCAGGGTCTAATAAATTATATTTAAATTTTAATATTCTAAAGTTGTGTTTAATTTGGGAAGCATTTAATGGTTCAGTATACATTCTAAATGCACTGATATCACCAATCATGCTACCTCCAAAATATTCTTCCAATTTAATATGAGTTGTTAAACCAGAATAAATTGTATGGTCTAAGTCATAAGTTGTTAAACTTTCAGGGTCTTGTTGATAAACGATTTCGTTTATAGTTGTGGGACAACCACCTGAGAATGTTAAGTTATCGTGAAGTCCTTGAGTACCACCACCAATTGAAATGTTATATCCAACTCCAATTTGTTTTTCTTTTGGAGTGTTTAACAATCTTGGAATGATTTCTTCAAAGTTTTCGGTAACCATGAATAACTTTCCATTCACATAAAACTTAAGTGTTCCCAATCTAAACTTTTGTTCTTCAGTCCACATATCTGTGAATGTCACAACTTCAGTCGATGCTGGGTCATAAGGTTGCTCATGGGTTATTGGAGGCTCAATTAAAGTAACACTTCTACCTTCGATTGTTGCATAATATACGTCTTTAACAAGCAGACCAAGCCCACCTTTATCGTAAAGGTCACAGATATCCAACCATTCATATCTTTGGAATACGGCATCAATCTGAACCCAATGTTCAACATTTTGATATGTTGTCCCTGAGCAATCGTCAAAGATACCTCTTGTTGAACACCATTCAGTTAATGAAGTTCCCGTTACATAAGTAATCCCTGTTAAACAAGTTCCCGTGCTTTCACACCCACCTGTTATTCTATATGTCTTAACACATAATCTTGGACTACCCGTGTCACCGCTTAATCTTAAAGACAACGCATTTGAAACCTCATCATATAATGGGTCTTTTTCCGGATATTCTGCCGTTGTTGTACAATCACACTCACATCCACAAGTACAATTTGTAATCGTACCACCTGATGGTTGATATACTTGAAGACATTGTGATGATGTATTGGCACTACTTGCACAACCACAAGTGTGCATACAAGTTAAACCTGATGTAACTCTTGTATATCCTGAATCTTGTTTTGGACTACCATCGGCATAATGATAAAATTTATTCTCGGCTCTTGCCCCCATGTAAAAGAACGTACCCTTATTGTCGGGATATCTATTGTTAAGTCCTCCTGATGTATCACCAGTCCATCTATATTTTAACATAAATTCAGCAGTCCAACCTAATGGAACTCTTTGAGGAAAAACTTGGTAATCATACCCCGGTATTTTGTAAAACCCTTGGAAGAATCCACCTTGTAAGTTTGCAACATATCCAATATCTCCACCAACATTTTGATAATTTAAATCATAAGTGTATGAGTTATCATTCCATAATCTGTTTTGAGTTGTAGTAAAACCTGTGATAGGATGAAGTTTCATTCTCCTGTCATATTTGTATCGACTAAACTTATCCGTTGTACCTGAATATAATCCTGTTGTAATTTCTATTGTTTCTCCCGACATGTTTTGAACCAGTCCGTTGTCAATTCCTGTTAAACCAATATCACATAATTGTGTGACAATTGGACAAAAGTTGGGTTCAATGTCATCAGGGTTCCAATAATTCTCTGAAACAATTGTTTGGTAATCAAAAGAACATGCTGATGTTTGACATAATGTTGTCCCTGAACTATTGAAGTCAAATTTAAATGGCATTCTGTTTCCATCCAATTCACCAATTAATAAAGGTGAAAAAACGACTTCTTGGTCATAATCTCTCTCGTCCGATGCTAAGCAAATGTCGGTGATTTCGTTGACAGGTTTTATTCCCCATTTACGAAAATTATACTGATTAATGTTTTGATATGCCATATACTAATGATAAATACCTTATGAGGTAATATTTATAGATAAAAAAGAAAGATGATTACTATAAACAAAGAATTTTATTCTTCTCCATATTATTTTTTATTAAGAGATAAGGGGGATAAATACTCCTTATACTTTTCTGTGGAAGAAAATTTAAACGAAGCTCGTAAAAAAGATGAGGTAATTCACTTTAAAAAAAGTAAAGGTGAAATGGTTAAAAACCATCTTAAAAAAGTTGCCAAAGATAAAAAAGTTAAAACAACAAAAAGTCTTAAAAAAGATTTAGAAGAATTGGTAAATTTAGATGGGACATTATCTAACTCAAAAATCCCAATTGTTGACCCAAAACTTCACCCAAAAAAAACTATGGACCAAACGGTTTCTGCCGCTAGTATTACAAATGACCCAATTTCAAGAGGATATAGAACATATTTTAGAGAATCAGTTAAAGAGATTGATGAAGTTGATATGTCAGGAGCTTTTGGTTATGAAGAAACTAAAGATATGGATGGAAAAGAAACTTTTAAATTTTTAGTTAAGAAAATGGGTATGACTCCTGATGAGGCAAAAAAAAGAACAAAACAAAAAGGACAAGACCCAACAGGTAAAAAAGATGAAAATTCGCCTTACTATGATGATAAAAATTTTATAACAAAAGCAACTATATCTGAAATACAAAAACAAAAGATGATTAAAGTTGTTGAAGATATTTTAATGGGTAAAAAAAAATATGATAATCTTGAAATAGGTAAAAAAGAATTAGATATACCAAATATTTTAAAGAAAAATATTTTATCGTTAAAAAAACAAGCGGAAAAACAAGGAGTTTCTCTTTCTGAATTATTAAAGATGTTTAAAAATGAATAAAAGTTTATACGATAACGAAATTGAATTCCCATCTGACAAACGGGAACATATGAAAAAATTTTTTCATATGGTTAAAAATGCGGATGAGAATACTGAAGGATTTAAAAGAAATAAAGAACTTCAAAATCAAAAATTTATTACATATAAACAACTTAAAAGAATTAAAAATTTTTTTGATAATTTTAAAGGTAGTCACAAAGAGCCGTCATTTATTTTAAATGGTGGTGTTGAAATTAAAAATTGGGTTAACAATGAATTAAGAAAAATGAGGGATTACATCGCCAATACAAAAACTAATAAGATGAATGCCGGCATGATGAATCAATTTATTGACCCGCATGAAAAAAAAAATTTTACAAATGTAAGAACATCTCAAGAACACTTAAAGACTGTGGACAAATATACGCCATCAGTTAATGAAAATGTTATGAGAATAAACGAAATAATATCAAAAATATAAAATTATGGCAACTCAAATTACGGTAGATTTAAATCAAACAGAACCAAACACTCTTTCATCTATTGCTGAACTAGAGAGAGGAAAATTAATTCCTAAAAATAATTATACTAAATCGGGAAATGAATATTCATCAGTTAATAAAGATGCAATCGCTGACGGAGATTCTAAAGGTAGAGGTACGGGGATTTTCTTAGATGTATATAATGCAACTGCAGGAACAATAGAAGACGTATCCGAAAGAAAAAGCGAAGTAAAAATTAATCAATATAGTGCAGTAAAAACATACCCAAATTTCTAATGAAACTTCATGGAACTTTAAAAGGTTTAATTTGTGAAATCGCTTCTTTAGATAGTATAGTTGATGCGATTAAAAAACGAAAAATTATTATTATTAATTATAATGGTGATGAGCCAGGTGGTACAGGTATACGACAAATTGAACCTGTCTGTTTAGGTGTTAGTAAATCGGGAAATAAAGTTTTAAGAGCTTGGGATAGTGAGGGAGCGTCTCATACAAGTTATAATGGTGAACAACCATTACCAGGTTGGAGATTATTTAGACTAGATAAAATATTATCAAACAAACCAACTGGTGAGGTTTACAATGAACCTAAGCCTGGTTATAATTTTAATGGAGACAAAAGTATGGTTAGTGTGATTATAAACGCAACATTTAATGATAACCCATTAATACAATAAACATAATATGGATAGATTAACAGAAAAATTAGCATTATCAAAGGCAATTATGGATAAAGCGGATAGAATTAAAAATACAAATTCTATGAATGGTGGGCTACCACTAACATCATTACAGCAAATGAATTTACCTGAATCATTTAATGTCCCAACGGCAAAGTATAATATCCCTGAAGAATTTTTGCAGGAATCTAACATATCGCAACAACCTTACCTATCTCACATACCAAGAGAAAATACTACTCCAGTCGGAATTCCAACTGTAGATGCAATTAAAAATTCTAAATTACCTGACGAAATTAAAAGATTAATGATGGAGCATCCAATTGCTCAACCTCAACAACAATCTACCACAATTTCTAACGAAGTTATTGAAAGAGCAACAAGGTTAATGAAACAAGATAATAGTGGATATATTCCTGAATCCGCAAAACAAACACAACAAATACAACAAACAGAACAATCGACATCAACAAATGGAACCGTTAATTATAAATTAATACAAAAAATGATTAATGAAGCGATTAAAAACGCATTTGCTGAAAATGGGTTAATAACTGAAAGTTCTGAAAAATCTAATGAAAATTTTAATTTTAAAGTTGGAAAACATATTTTTGAAGGTAAAATTACAAAAATTAAAAAAGTATCTTAACCAAGATATGTTAACCCTAAATTAAAAAGTTTAGGGTTTTTTTGTGCTCTAATATATACCACCCACACAACACTAATTTATATTTTTTAATAGTTGATAATATAAAAGAATATTGTTATAATTTATAACAAACTAAATAGTCTTAAAAAGTTATTAAAAAATATGGAAAAAAAAATTAATGTTTTAGTTATCCCTAGTGATAAAACTGGTGTTGGAAAATTTCGTTCAATAGACCCTCATATTTTTTTACAAAATTTATATTCAGATGAATTTCATGTTGATATTATATTTGACCCACAGTATGATGATATGGTCTTTTGGTCTAAATATCAAATAGTGGTATTCCATAGAAGTATTGGTTCTGATTTTGAAAAAGCCCATGAATTAATTCAAAAATTAAATTTATTAGGGATAATCACTGTTGCTGATATTGATGATTATTGGATGCCAGGTAAAGAACACCCAATTCATGATATTATTAAATTTAATAAGATTAATGAAAAAATTGTTGCAAATCTTAAAGTCGCAACATATATTACAACAACAACTGAAATATTTGCAACTGAAATTAGAAAATTTAATAAAAACGTTTTTGTTTTTCCAAATGCAATTAATCCAAATGAAACACAATTTAAAGAACCAACATTAGAATCAGACCGATTAAGAATTGGTTGGTTAGGAGGTTCTTCTCATTTACATGACATTCAATTATTAGACCAATCTTTTAATAAGATTATTAATCTTAAAGATAAATTACAATTTGTTTTATGTGGTTTTGATACAAGAGGAACCGTAACGGAAATTAATAACCAAACAGGAGAACATAATAAAAGAGATATTTTGCCACATGAGACTGTTTGGGCTCAGTACGAAAAAATATTTACCCAAAACCATGTATTGGTGTCAGAAGACTACAAAAAGTATTTATTAAACTATACTCAAGAGGTTTACCCAAATCAATATGACGAATCATATGTAAGAGTTTGGACTCAACCTGTAACATCTTACGCCAAAAATTATTCAAAATTTGATGTATCTTTATCACCTATTAAAAATACAATGTTTAATAGAATGAAATCACAATTAAAAGTAATTGAAGCGGGATTTTATAAAAAAGCTCTTATTGCATCTGATTTAGGTCCATATACAATAGATTTAAAACATTGTTTAAATCACGGTAACTTTGTTGATGGAAACGCAATGTTAGTTGATGAAAATAGAAATCACTCTGATTGGGCGAAACATATTAAAAAATTAGTTGAGAACCCTAACATGGTAAAAGATATGGGGGAAAGATTATATGAAACTGTTAAAGACAAGTATGATTTAAATAACGTAACAAAAGATAGAAGAGCTTTTTATTTATCAATAATTAAATAATATAATATGATTAACATACCATTAACCAAAATTTTATTTTTAGACATTGAAACTGTCGGAATACAACCTGATTGGGATTCATTAGTTAAAAATAACGAATCCCTTTCATTTCAATTTGAACACTATTTTGATTGGTTTCAAAAAAGATTTCCTGAAGATGGGGCTAATGGAGTCTCTCAAATGTTTGTCAATCGTTCTGCCTTAGTTCCCGAATTTGCAAGAATTGCTTGTATTAGTGTTGCATTTGTAACTGAAAGTGGCGAAATAAAAATGCAATCATTTAGTGATACTGATGAGAAAAAAATGTTATTAGATGTTCAAAAACTTTTACATAGAGTTGGAGAACTAGGATTTTTTTTATGTGGACATAATGTAAAGGGATTTGACATCCCTATGTTAGCAAAACGAATGATTATGAATGGAATTATGCCACCAAAAATTTTACCTGGTCACGACACTAAACCGTGGGAAATTAAAGCTTTAGACACAAAAGAAGTTTGGCAATACGGTGGATATGGTTCTATTGCGTCTCTTGAACTTATGTGTGTTTGTTTGGGTGTTGAGTCATCAAAAACAATGGAGATAACAGGGAATAAAGTACATGAAGCTTTTTGGATTAAAAAGGATATTGAGGGAATTGTAAAGTATTGTGAAAAGGATGTGTCCGTATTAATTGAAGTAATAAAAAAATTAATAGATTTAAAATAATGAAAAATTTAAATAATATGGGATTTGACCCAAAAATTTATAATGACATTCTTGAAAAATTTGAAAAAATTAAATCTGACTCTGGAATAGAACCAGATGAAGAATCTCAAAAAGAACTTGAAGAACTTTTTGGAGTTGATTTAGAGGGTTTTGAAGATTTAGATGATGAGTTTTTTAAAAATTCTCAGACACGAACTATTGAAGTTGAATTAATTCACAAAGATGCCGTTTTCCCAAAATATGCATACCTATCCGATTCAGGATTTGATTTACACTCAACACAAGATTTAGAAATTAAACCATTTGGTAGAATTTTAGTTCCAACAGGGATTAAAGTTTCTTTTGAGAAAGGTTATGAACTTCAAATTAGACCTAAAAGCGGTTTAGCAATTAAACAAGGATTAACCGTTCTTAATACACCAGGAACTGTAGACCAAGGATATACAGGTGAAATACAAGTAATTGTGTTTAATACAAATAACCATTCCGTAATGATTTCAAAAGGAATGAAAGTTGGACAAGCAGTTCTATGTCCTGTCATAAATGGGGAATATGTTAGATTTGAAAAAGTTGACCAACTTGATGAAAAAGATAGAGGTGATAATGGATTTGGAAGTACGGGAATTTAAATATTAAATAATGATTACAGTAGGATATTCAACAAGAGAACATAACCCCCAATTTATCGAGTACTTAAAAAAAAGTTCGGGGTTTAAAAAAATAGAAGTTATTGAAAAGATTAATAACGGAGAGAAATCATTATCTCAAGTTTATAATGAAATTCTTGAGGAATCAAAAACTGACATAGTGGTTCTTTGTCATGATGACATTTACTTTGATACATCAAGTTGGTTCCACAAAATTAAAACTCATTTTGAAAAAACTGATTACGGTATCTTAGGTGTTGCGGGCACTACCAATATGCCAGAAACAGGTAGATGGTGGGATTCAAGAAATACCATGATTGGTATTGTTAACCATGAGAGTGAAGGAAAAAAATGGACATCAAAATACTCTGATGATTTAGGTAAATCAATTAAACCGACTGTTATTGTTGATGGTGTGTTTATTGCGTTAAGTAAATCAAGAATTAAATATACTTTTGACGAGGAGTTTGAAGGGTTTCATTTTTATGACATTGCATTTTGTTATAGGAATTATATAGAAGATGTTAAGGTTGGTGTTATCACAAACGTTAGAATCACTCACAAGTCAATTGGTCAGACCAATCAACAATGGGAAGATAATAGAGAATTT